GATGAACTTTGGTTTCATCATTGAAGGAGAACACAAACAGACATTGCGAGAGGTCGAAATCAACCCCCGCAAAGTATCTGTCGTGAAACTGAGAGTTTTGTGATCTATCCGTCATATGAATCAACATTGAAACGATCTCTTCTCCGTGAGCAGTCGTAGAGACTTTATCGAGTTCATCAAAGTACATTACAGGGTTCATACAACGGGCAGCCATCAAACTATCAGCAACTCGTCCCCAAGTCGATCCTTCATAGGTATACGAATGTCCAACAAAGTTGGCTGAATCCGACGCACCTCCTAAACTGAAGAATTCAAAGGGTCTCTTGAGAACAGCAGCCACACCGTGTTTCGCAAACGAGGTCTTTCCTACTCCAGGAGGACCTTTTAGTGCGATGACATTTCCTAACGAGTCGGGATTGGAAATCCATTGGGCGAGGATTTGCATAATCTGGGTCTTCGCACTGTGCATTCCATAGACAGCACTGTCTAGTGTCTTACGAGTTTCGGAAAGGAAGTTCGCACAAGGTTTCGCACCATCCGATAGTTTTACGGGTAGAGGAACATTCACACCGAAGGGAATGCGAAGAAATCCATCGACCCAGTTTCGGAGTTTGTAGGTTTCTCCTCCTTCATTCTCCATCTTGTCTAGGACATCAATCTTCTTAATCACAGCAGCTTTGATCGTATCGGAAACGGGAAGGTCTAGAACACGGAACTTGTAAGGAACATCTCCATCTTTCACTAGGGTTGCGAGTTGTTTCATCTTTTTATTGAGTTTTCGTTGTTTCGATTTGGTAAGGTCTTCAAAGTAATCCTGCTCTTCTTCATTCAGTTCTAATGCAGGAGCATCATCATTCTCTTTGTCTTTTTTAGGTTTCTTACCGACTTTGGACATCGGGACATACTTATTCATCAAGTAATCTACGAAGTCATCGGCTTCTTCATCGGCATCTTCTTCGTAGAAATCTTCGTCTTCCATCATATCGTCATAGACAGAAGGTTTGTGCTTACGATTATCAATCTCTATTTTGATCACTCCCTTCTTGGGAATGGGGATATTTAACATTTGGGGTTTTTCATCATCTGATTCACTTGAGGTCTCCTCTTCCTCGTCCTCATCGACTAATGTGACCTCTTCATCGTCGGCTTCCGATTCGGAGGGAGGTTCGTAGGTCTCATCTTCAGACTCAGATTCTTCTTCCTTATCATTTAAGGTATCATCCTCAATCCATTTTACATTCGTGTCGCGTTTTCTCAAATTGTATCGGCGAGGCATCCTTGCTGCTCGTCAAGGAAAAAAGAACAAACTTTTCGTTTTCTGGACTTTATACAATGGAAGAACTTGAAAAAGTCATAGACCTACTTGAAACTGAAAACAATAAGAGAAATGCGAGTAACCCCCTCACACAAAAAAGTTTGGAGATCGTGGAGGACTTTTTGAAAAACCACAAGGTGATGTGTTATGGTGGAACAGCGATCAATAACCTTCTTCCCAAAGAAGATCAGTTCTACGACCGAAAGGTGGATGTACCCGACTACGACTTTTTCAGTATAACCCCCCAAGAACACAGTATGATTCTTGCGAATAAACTCTCTGAAGCAGGCATCCAAAATGTGGAAGTAAAACCAGGAGTTCACTTAGGAACATTCAAGGTCTTTGCGGATTATGAAGGAGTTGCAGATATTACACAGTTAGATGAGGAGATCTTTGAGAAGTTATGGGAGAAGAACCTTACGAAAAACAACATTCACTATGTGACTCCGGATTTCCTACGAATGTCGATGTATTTAGAGTTGTCTCGTCCTCGCGGCGATGTGTCTCGGTGGAAGAAAGTGTATACTCGCTTGCAGTTGCTCAATAAACACTATCCCATCGTCTGTAAGAAAGACAAAGCCGAAGAACATCCTCCGTTGACGACCGAACAGAAGAAGCAATATATGAAACTCTTACGAGAGGAAGATGTCGTCTTGCTGGGTGTGAATGCAGCAGAAACTCACCTTCGTATGGATTGGACTTTACCGATGACATTGTTGGCTACCAAAGAAACCATTCAGCGTCTCACGAAAGGAATGAAGGTCTATGTGAATGAAGGATCGGAAATTTTGCCTCCTCTCTATTTCGTTCATACAGGTCAGGAGAAAGAGGGAGAAACGGCTTCTCTTCGGTTCTATGAAACGACGGCTTGTCATAGTTATCACACTGTTCCAGGTGGATATCGTGTAGCCTCCATTCCGACCATTCTTCAGTTCTTTTTTGCATATGTGTTCTCGTCTGCGAAACAGTCGAATATTGAAAGCATTTTATGTGTGGCTCAACGATTAGTGGATTTGGCAGACCACGCTCCTAAACGCAGATTTGCATTGTTGACCCCAATAGACTGTATTGGAACTCAACATACTCTGATTGATATGCGTAAGGAAAAGGCAGAGATGTATTCAAAACTTTCTAAAAATAAATATTCGGCAGATTTCTTACGATATTTCTTTACCTATGATCCGAAGATGTCAGCAACTCAACGACAGAGATTGAGGAAATACTTACGAAGAACTCGTAAAAACCGTTAATTACGGAAGGACCACGCTAAATTGCTTTGGTAAGGAAGACCTGAACATGTTGAACAGTCTGATAAGGATATATCCCTACGACCTGACTCTTTTCTTCCAGACAGAAAATCTAGATAATACCCTGTAGAATTTGGAGTTTGATTTCTATATGCATTTGCCCCCGTTGTAGACGCAAACGTTTGAAACGTGAGTTGATACCTTTCTCGTGTTGTAAAATCCGATGCATTTTGAAGACGAAGTCCGGTAATTCCAGATACGTCTGTTCCGCGTTGACCTCCTGCACTCATTTGTTTAGGAACTAGAATTTAACCTCCCAATATACCAAGTTATATCAAAATAGTTAGGTGTAGCAACCTTAGGAACTAAATCAGGTGGAGGAGCTTCCATAGACTTCGCGCGAATTTCGGTTGCAGAAAGACTACGAGCATAATAGGAGACTCTACCAAGAACTCCACTCCATTCCGAACCTGTTTTAACAGCTTCTTGATTTTGGTCTGGAAGTTGTCCTAAAGTGTGATGCTGACGAAGAGTTCCGTTGATATAAATATCTACAGATTCTTGATTGACAACAATTGCGAAATGGATCCACTTGGAAGCAGGAATATTTGAAATCAAAATCGTTTCTGTTGTTCCGTAGGTTTTGATTTTTATAACCAGTCCATTAGAAGTTGAATCTAAATACAATCCCGGACAATCTCCTTTTGAAAAGATCATTCTTTCCTTTCCATACCCAGTTGTGAAATCATTCACAAATAACCAACCTGTGTAGGAAAACACAATCCCTTCAGGTTGATTCAAAGAAGTAGGAAGAACTGCTGGAGATGTTATAGATGTAAACCCACGAACAGAATCCTTTAAGACGACAATTTCATCAGTTCTCGGTTCTCGAATATATCGTATCATATATATGACAAGTCCTATAAGAGCAACAAAGAAGATAATACCTACAATAGCCATTGTATTTTATTTAGAAACAAACCCTCTTGGACCAAGACGCAAAACAGGAATTTTCGACTCAGAAGATTGTGGGTATGTAGTAGGAGCGACTGCTCCATTAGGAGTCCAAAGCACTTTTAACATTGTCTCATAAGAGGTTTGTTGTTGATATAGTAATGATTTAGGATCTACTTTTCTTTCACCCATATTGTAGATATAATGAATTCGTGATGGATCAGACCGATACTCGCGAGTTAAAAATCCAGATTTTGCCATACGAATCGTCCATTCTAGATCTTCACCACGAAACGCATCCTTAAATGAAAGAAGTTTGGCTATATCGGACATCATAGGGTTGAGATGATTGGGAGGGCGTAAAAATGTGTCTCCATTGGCCATACTTCCGTTGAGTGTATTCTCAATACTATGGGTAAATGTATAGGGATGAATACGACCACGAAGTCTCATAACATGAAATTTTCCAGAGATCGTTTGCCATAAATCTTCAATGTAGTCATCCGTAATATCATCATCGTCATCAATAAAACTAAGGTATTTTCCAATTGCACTCTCTAGAAGTTGTTGTCGTTTCTTACCAATACTATTTTCACGATTATCAAATGCTAATCGTATTTCATATTTCATATATGGAGCTATTCTTCCACATTTTTCGTGAATAGAGCTTACAAGTCTGTCTAACGAAGCTTCTCGCCCTGGAATTGTAGCGATTAAAAAACTCATTTCCAGAGAATATTGTTTTCGTTCAATGTAGTTATACATATCTTCATTCCAGTACTTCTGGTTCTTTTGGTACAGGGTATCCATGTTTTGAGTATAGCCAGCTCCCGGATGTTCGTGACGAATAATACAATAGGGAATATACCAACACCGATCTTTATGGGTTGTTTTACATTGATCCGTTAATTCTGTATCACAAAACAGACTCTTATACGAAGGATGATAGAGAAACCCAAAGGATTCATACATCTTTCTTCCGAAGATACAGAGAGTATTCAATTTGTCTCCTTGAACTCCGTCATTGAACCAAAGAATTCCATTTGTATCTGGAAATTTGGCTTTCATATGATTGCGAAGAATGATATCATAATTTCGTATTTGAGGAATCATATCGTCGGATATGAGAACCACAATATCCCAGTTATAGTCGATTTCATTCATATTCACATTACAGGCTTCAATCTTGGTTTTGGTATCATTGTAATAAATGCGTTTCCATTCACAAGGACCCAATACGCGATAGATTTCATTGCGTATTGAATCGTTGTTCATTGTTGCATCGTCGTTATCGCAAGAAAGCGCCACTCCTATTTGACTCGGATTTCCAGCTAGTCTCATATACGCTAAAAGGGTTTCAACCACTTTCTTTGGACGACTTCGTGTAGGGCACTTTAAAAGAATTCTCATTTGTGAGTATTACTTATTACAATGTGAAACTGCTTAACTCTCTTCCTTCCTTATTGAGAGTACTGAAACGGAAGGTATATCCAAACAATGTTATGAAGGTAGAATCTGGATCTACACCTGCTTTGGTAGGGCTTGGGGCTTGACAACTGGTTCCCTTTCCAAAGAAGCTCTTCGCATCATTAGGAGTTAACATATTTGGATAAGTATGAACATTGCAGACAGAACCTGAAAATCCATTCACATCATCTCCTATAAGAACATCTCCTGAAATAGGTTTGGGAACACCTGGTAAAACACACGATTTCACTAAGCGTCCATTGATATAAATATCGAGGTTACGTTGGAAAACAGTCATAGAAACAGAAAACCAAGATTGAAGAGGAATGTTCTCTACCGTACATGTGAAAGAATCCCCTGTTGTTCCAGCTCCGGGTGTTGCAGCGCCAGCTGATTGATCAGTAGGGAAAACCATAACTCGAACATTTAAGCTATTTTCAGTTGGATGAAGTGTTATTTTAGGACTTTCTTGCGTTGGAGACTTTCTTACTAAGATTGTCTTTTCCTTTCCAAAGTTATAATCCCAATCGCTGACGTACATCCAAAATTGAAGTCCATAATCTACACCCGTCCCTACACTTGTATTTGCAGCCGAGATTGTAGTTTTCTTCTTTCCATCCGAAGGAGATGGAAGTTGATCTCCGGATCCGCTATCAGAAGATAATAAATTAATCGGATCTTGACCATTTCGCTTTCGTAAATAATTATAGAAGACATACGCTATATAAAGAAGAATCGAAGCTCCAACAATTATAACGAGAATACGAAGAATGCCTCCGAAACTTGAACCCGAGGTTACTGGTGCTGGAGGTGGAGGTGCTGCTCCAAGAATAGGCAATGGTGATGGAGTTGATGGTTTTGACTGGAAGAGTCCCATTTATGTTCAAGGAAGGAACTTTCTTGAGAAACTCTCTACAACACTTAATGGAAAAACGGACAGTCCCCGTTCAAACAACAAACCAAACAACTGTGATGTACTGTAATAATTGTGGTGGAAAAGGTCATCTCTTTCGTATGTGTAAAGACCCGGTGTTATCGTGTGGAATTTTACTGATTGACAGTGCTACTCTTCCTGTCAATTGTGAGAATATCAATATTCTGATGATTCGTCGGAAGGATAGTATGAGTTTCGCAGAGTTTATGCGTGGAAAATACGACATAGACAATGAAGAGTATTTAGGTCGTCTCATTCAGAATATGACGCTGAAAGAGCAGGGTTTGATTGCCTGTGAACCCTTTGAAAGTCTTTGGAAACAATTGTGGGGAGACGACAGGTCATCGGCAGATTATGCTGTCTCTCGCGACAGATTTAATCAATTAGACCGAGTGCGTCTGGTTACACAGTATCGGTCCATCTATACGGAACCTGAATGGGGATTTCCGAAAGGACGCCGAATGCGAGGAGAAACTGATCTCGCCTGTGCTGTGCGAGAGTTTGGTGAAGAAACTAACATTCCTCGTGATGCCTATATTGTGTTAAAAAACATTGTCCTTGAAGAAACCTTTACAGGTCTGAACAATATTCGCTATAGACACGTGTATTTCGTAGCGTTGTTGAAGAACCCCAATCTCGTGAACTTAACTCAGAAGTTTACGGCTATGCAACGCCGTGAGATTTCTGGAATTTCCTGGAAAACATTTCAAGAAGCTGAAGCTCATATACGCCCTCATCATATTGAACGGCTTGGAATGCTCAATCAGTTGCGTTCCGTTATTGATACCTTTGAAGTTGTTTAAGAAGAAATCTTATCTAAATAGATAATGGATTGTTCAATATGTTTTGAACCAATCAATCAAACAACAGGAAAATGTGAACTTGCTTGTGGTCATCTTTTTCATATTTCGTGCCACATTCAATGGTCTCAAACTCGCCAAACCTGCCCAATGTGTCGGGCGAGGCTTTCACCCACCGAACGGGTTTCAAACACTTCTCCTCTTGATTTTTCAGTTCTGTTTCACGATGCTGTTCCACCTAAGTCGATTATTCGTTTCACAAAGATGTTAACGGATTTTACAGGGTTTATAATGGTGTATAACCCTTCATCCAAAGACAATCATTACGACACGATGTCTGACACCGACAACGTAGGATTTCACGATTTTTCAGAGTTCACTCAAGGTATCCTGTGTATTCATACCAAAGATACCGAGATTTATACACGGGTGAAAAATGTCTTTCGTAACGCATTTCCAAGAGCAACCATAAAAGAGAAACCTCAAGGGACAGAATTTAGACTTTGAAGTTCGCAAAATAGACCGTCAAACAATAGGAGACAACTGCGATAACAAATGTCCACCACCACAGAGGAAATACGGTGGCCTCTTTATCTTGAGTTCCAAAGGGGCGTATCCTTCCCTCTCTTCCAAACGCAATACTCGGTTTGAAGTGAAGGAAAGCAGCCATTAAAAAGAGATATATCGTAACCATCCACATACGGTGGTTTTTTCGTGTGATAGTTCCCATTATCAAATCCCGTGGGAAAATAATGAGTAGACCTTACATTTTACCCAACCGTAAAGCCTTTGCCGATGCAGTGGCGCGCATCTTCCTGAAATACCGTGAGAAACCTACAACGACTGAGGATAAGGACATTGACTTATGCTTGGCACGAGGAGGGAATGCCCGTGAGTTGTTGCCCCATCAAAAGATCGTGCGAGATTACTTGATGATGGAAACTCCTTATCGCGGATTGCTTTTGTATCACGGATTAGGTTCTGGAAAAACTTGCTCGTCGATTGCTGTTGCCGAATCGTTGGTGACCACGAAGAAGGTGTTTGTGATGTTGCCGGCATCCTTAGAATCCAACTATCGGGGCGAGTTGAGAAAGTGTGGAGATCCTCTGTATGCCTACGACCAGCATTGGCGCCAACAATCGTTGACGGATGATACACGAGCCACAGCCAAGAAACTGGGAATATCCGATGCCTTCTTGGAGCGAAATAAGACCTTTTTCACGACTGTTCCAGGGGAAGAAGCCAACTACAGTAAACTCCCCAAATCTGCCCAAGACATCATTGGAAAACAGATTGAAGACATTATTGACCAACGCTTTACCTTCATTCGTTACAATGGGTTATCTTCATCCAATATAGGTAAATATGTGCCTACAGATGGCTCTAATCCGTATTCGAACAGCGTTGTTATCATTGACGAGGTCCACAACTTCATCTCGCGTATCGTCAACGCATCGGACATCGCAAGGAAACTCTACGACATCTTATACAACGCCGTTGACTGCAAAGTGGTCGCACTCTCAGGCACGCCCGTCATTAACCGTGCGCACGAGATTGCCTACCTGATGAACTTATTACGAGGACCGATTGAACGAATTGTGGTTCCTGTGAAGGCAATTCCCACTTGGGATGAAGAACGAATGACTACGGCCTTACGGTCGGTTCCCGATGTGGATACGATTGAGTTCAATGCGATGAAGAAGTATGTTTTAGTGACCCGTAATCCTCCCAACTTCCGAAGTGTCTACAACGACAAGGGAGACCGAATTGCCGTTCAATATGTGAAAGATATGCCTCACACCAATGTCCCTATGGATTGGGTGAATAGTTGGAAGACCAAGTTTGAAACGGATGTAGGAGGTGCTGAACTTGCTGTGGAACGAGTATCCACAGAACGATTAGAATGCTTACCGACCGATTACGATGAGTTTGCGGCAATGTTCTTAGATGGACTTCAAATCAAGAACCCCTTGTTGTTTGGGCGTCGTATTCAAGGGTTAGTCTCCTATTTCAAGGGTGCTGATGAACGAATGCTTCCCAAGCGAGTAGATGACGAGAAAATGTTGGAGAAAGTCCCAATGTCGAATGAGCAGTTCAATCGGTATTTAGAAGTGCGTTGGGAGGAAATCAAACGAGATAAGCGTAGGATTACACCCAAAGAAGGAGATGAAGAAAGTAAGACCTTCCGAGTCAACTCACGATTGGCGTGTAACTACGCAATCCCTCCTGATCTTCGGGCAGGAGATGAAGACGCAGCAACGGAAGATGCTGTTCCCGAGAAATCAGCAATCCTAGATAGATTACGCAAAGATCCAGCACGCTATTTGTCGGAGAAGGCACTCGCAACCTTCAGTCCCAAGATGTTGAGAATGCTTAAAAATGTGAAAGAATCCGCAGGAAAGAACCAATTCGTCTATTCTCAATATCGTAATCTAGAAGGGTTAGGAGTGTTCACGGCTATTTTGGATGCAAATGGATGGCAACAATACAAGATCATCAAAGAGGCAGGACAATGGGTAGAAGACCCAACCTTGGATGCCGAGAAACCTGCGTATGCGTTGTTCACAGGTGTAGAAGGGATTGAAGAGCGTGAATATATGCGACAGATTTTCAACGGTCAATATGCTGATAACTTTCCTCCTAGTTTGAAGGCATCCGTAGAAAAACGAGAGAAGAAGATTTTGACCTTGTTTATGGCGTCTTCTTCAGGGGCAGAAGGGATTACACTCATCAATGTGCGCCATGTTCACATTATGGAACCCCATTGGAACCCTGCGAGACACGATCAGGTGATTGGTCGTGCGATCCGTATTTGTTCTCACGCATCTCTACCTGTAGAAGAACGAACAGTGAGAATTTCCTTTTATTTGAGCGTGTTTACAGAAGAACAGGCAAAATCCACAGAAGGATCCAACAATGTAGTTCCTATTCGTCGCACAGACACAGCCATGAAACGATATGAAGGAGAACCTGTGGAGGCGTTTATGACCACCGATGAATACCTGTATGAAGTGTCGTATGAGAAAGATGTAACCAACAAGAGGATTAGCAATCTTCTTAAACAAGCCGCAGTCGATTGTGAAGTTCATCGCAAACTTCACGGAAAGGAAACTCCTGTGATTTCCTGTATGCGATTTGATAGCACAACAACAGGGGAGGATTTAGCTTTCAAACCCAATATTAAGACCGATGAAACAGATGTGACGTATCTTCGAAATATGACACGCAGACGGCGTAAATTGCAGAAAGTGCAAATTAAGACGATGGTGTTTTATTTAGATCCTGATACGAAAGAAGTGTTTGATGGAATAGCATTTGAAGATAATCAGCGTTTACTTCGAGTGGGTGAACTTACGTCTCCTACTCAACTTCGCTGGCTTCTTCCTTGAAATTCTTTTACGACGAATGGTTTTCTTCTTGTTTTTGCCTCCCTCTAAAGGAGTTGGGTCTTCTTCCGGTTCCTTCTCTCCCTGTTCCTTTAACGCTCTAATAAGGGCATCTGCATCTGCTTTGGAAGCAAGTCTTCCTTCATAGACTTTTGTTTTATCTTTGGAAACGAGGATAGAATAAGGACCTCTTGTTTCACCAGGTGTCGTAATGGATACCGTCACACCATTTGGAAAATCATAACGAAATGTTGTTTCCCCTCTCGATTCTACATTTAGTTTACGCGTAGTCTTCCCCTTGACCTCAAATGATTGTGTTTCTCCTTTTCCATTCTTCAGTGTAAGAGTATTCTCTTCAATATCTGCCGTAACATTGGTATGCATTATTAAACGCTTAGAACTTCTTTCGTATTGTGCGTTTCTTCTTTGAGCGACGAACTGTTTTCTTTTTGTTCTTTTTCTTTTTGCCTCCTTCTAAATCAGTGGGATCTCCAAGGGGTTTGTCTAATACTTTTTTCATATCTTCTGCTGTGTTATCGGCAAGAATTCCATTATATAGAAATCTCTCGGTATCATTCTTATCAACTACTACGATTGAGTCTAATCCAATCCTTGAACTTTGACGTAAGGTAACAATAACATCTTTAAATATGTAATCGATAATCTCGGTGGTTGGTGATTTAAACCTTTGTTTCTTTTCTGGATTTTTTCCAACTTCAAATGATTTTGTATTATTCTCTTCATCAGTAAATACGATTTTACCATCTTCATATTTACCGGTTACTCCAGCGCTTACTTCAATATCCATTTATTAAAGGCTTAGAACTTCTTTCGTGTTGTGCGTTTCTTTTTTAAGCGACGAACTGTTTTCTTCTTGTTCTTTCTCCTTTTCTTTTTGCCTCCTTCTACATTTACGGGGTCTTCTTCTTTTGTAATAGATTTATCCAATTCAGTCTTCATAGCATTTCCCGTCGTATCTGCTAATGAACCGATGTAGAGAAGATGCGTATCTGCCTTATTCTCAGCAATCCGGATATTCGCTTCACTATTTTCTTGTCTACTTTGAACCAAATAGATTTTCACATCTTTAAAGTTGTAATTTGTATGGGTCGATTGAGACGATGGATATGGATAGATATACACTTCAGGATTTGTTCCAATTTCAAAGGTTTCTTCTCCTCCTTTTTCATCTCGTAAAGTGAGAGTTCCATCCACATATTCACCTGTTACACCTTCTTTCCAGTTTTCCATTATTAAACACTGAGAACATCTTCCAACCATGGGTCACAAACCTGAGACCATGATTTATAAGAATATTCTATACATGCTGTTTTCATTTCGTCCAAGTTCTTACCAACATGTTCAATCGCATCGGCTACCTTTTCAGGATCAAACGAAGGCGCACTAAGACCCATCGGCATAGCTCCAGAGAAATAGACATCGTCGCCACGAGGAATGAACGCAGCTACCTTTTCATCCATAAACGATCTGTAGCTTCCAATATCTGTAACCACTTGAGGGGCTCCTGTATACATGTGTTCCAGTTGACATAGACCAAATCCTTCACCATCAGACGTATTGATTCCAATATCCGAGGCATTGTAGATTTGATTAATCCCTTCATCTCCTACGACATTCGGTGGTGATGTATCGATTAAAATAAGCCGTTGCATCATCTCATTTTCTAGACCTGCCTTTTTAGCTTCTGTTACAAAAATACGACCAATATCATAGTAAGCTCCAGCTTGAGGTTGAACACCTGTTGCAATAATCAAATAATACGGTGTTTTAGGATTGCGTTTCAGAAGACGAACAAATCCACAAATCGTTAAATCAAGCCGTTTTCTTTGACTGTTGCGATTGGCATTAAGAACTACAATAGCGTCTGAGGGAAGATTCATATTCTTGCGAACAGAGCTTCGTTCAGAACCCGTCAAACGAGAAAACATACGACTATCTACGGCATGTTCTAAAACACGTACATCTGGAAATTCCCCATATTGAGTTAAAAGTTTCTGTTTCCAAATATCCGTAAAGGTATAGATTCGATCAGCGTGTTTGTAAATATTGTCCATTAACACCTGCGCGATTCCATCGTAGACTTGATCAATATAAATCCATAATTTATAGGTGGAAGAAGCTTTATCGTGTTTCATATCGGTAATGAATTTGTGAATGACTACAGGATCATTGTATATCATTACCACATTAGGATTCACCATCTCAAGATACTCATGAATCTTGTTAAATCCAAATCCTTCTTCTTTTGGGTCTTCATTCGCAGCAGCGTCGTAGAGATTTACACCTTCAATGGCTTTTCTCATACTGGGTTTCGAGGGATGGCGTTGAAATCCGTAATGGAATGTTTTTACACGAGGGGCAAGAGTACCTAGCTGTTTTAAGAGATTGTAAGCTACTTTTGAGTACCCTGTGGTTTGGTCTATGTGAGTGCTGATCAAAACAAATCTCATTTGACATAGTATAGTTTCTCGCGTATAAATAACATGCAAGTGAATTCTGCTCAAGATTACCTGACGAAACGAAAGCGCCAAATCGTTTCTGCTACCTATTACTCAACTCCTCCTCAGCAGAAGGACAAGTTTAATTATGTGTTTTTGAGTACAGTTGCGAATAATGCAACAACTCGTGAGAGATTCATTCTTCCTACGATCTCTGCTTGGGGAGGTGTTCCGGGAACAGCCATTTATACCAACAATTGTACAGGTTGTTCTACATCTTCTGGGGCTATCGGAACCTTCCAAACGGTAAACAATAAGAATTCAAATATTCTCAGAAGGGACTTGAACCTCCCTATGAGTTATAGAGCAACTGTCTAAAGAATAGGTAGAACATAATACAAATATGCCAGGTGGTTTACTTCAACTAGTCGGCACAGGCGCTCAAAATGAGCTAGTCAATGGAAATCCATCGATGACTCATTTCCGAACCGTATATCGTCGTCATACAAATTTTGCAATGGAATCCATTCAAATGTTGTTTACGGCTTCCAACTACGAACTTTCTACAACAGGAACTCGTACATTGTCTTGTAGAATTGATCGTATTGCAGATGTTCTGCACGATACTTATTTGTTCCTTACACTTCCGGATATCTGGTCCCCATTAAAAAATGTTGGATCGACTCTTCCTACAGGATATGCTTCTGGAGGAAACTCAATTGGTTATGAGTTTCAGTGGATTAAAAACATCGGATACAACATCATTGATCACGCAGACATCGTATTAAACGGTCAAATTGTTCAACGATTTAACGGCGAATGGATGAAGTTCTATTCGTATTTAACACACGATGCCAATAAACGAGCCGTTGTAGATGAGATGATCGGAAATGTTCCTGAAATTTATGATCCTGCGAATGCGTATGATCGTGATGGTCAATATCCTCACGCTATTGCACCCAACTCAACTCCTTCTACGGGTCCTCAGACGACAATCCCTGAACCCAGTATTCGGTCTCGTCAACTGATTATTCCTCTTCATTTCTGGTTTTGTGAGAATCCTGGTACTGTTCTTCCTTTGATTTCTCTTCAGAATTCTGAAGTCTATATCAATATTACTCTTCGTAATCTCAATGATCTTTATACCGTGATTGATGTGAATCCTGTAAGTTCTACATACGGACAACGCATAGCTCCTACAGGGGATTCGTTCTCAGCAATGAATCTGTTTTTGTCTCCTCCTTTAGCCACAGGAACAGCGAGTAATCCTGGACTTACAACTTTCAATCCAAATCCCTATTTGGAAGGGAATTTCATCTATATGATGGACACTGAACGCAATCAGATGGCGAGAGCTGATCAAACCTTTTTGGTGAAGAATGTTCGGTTCGTAAGTAAGGAAGGTCAATTTGGAGCCAATACAGATCTTGAAATTCCTATGTACAACTTGGTGACACGAATCATATTCTACGGTCAGAGATCCGATAAAATTGATACCAATGATTGGGATAACTACACAAATTGGTCCGATCCAAACCGAGCTCCTTGGACAGCTATTAATACAGATGTAGACACTTCATTGTATTCGTCCGGACAACAGCAGGTCAGTTCTGTGTATCCACGAGACGCTGTTATAGATGGTGTTCTGCTGTTTGATTCCAAAGAACGGTTCAAAACCAAACCTCAGGGGTACTTTTCACTGCTTCAGATGTATCGCCATGCAACTGGAAAATTGTCGTCTCTTCCGGGAATCTATATGTATTCTTTTGCTTTGGATCACATCAACTATCAACCGAGTGGAGCTACCAATGGAAGTTTGTTCAATAAAGTGATTCTTCGTACATCTCTTCAACAGCCTTTGCCGAGTTCTTCTGTTCCTGGAGTTACTGCAGCGCCTACCGTTGTTTGTATTTTGAAATCTACGGCTTTTAGTCAAAATCCTACAGTTATTCCTCCTGGTCAAGTTGGCTTATACGATCCTTCTGAACTCTTATCAATTGTTCCTTTGTCAGAAAGTGTGACTTTCGTATATACCTACAATGTGGGTGTCTATGTAGAATCCATAAATTTCTTGAGAATCGTTTCGGGTTTGGGCAATCTAGTCTTCGCATCATAATAACAATGGCAGGTCAACCTAAACCCGTTCAACTCGTAGAAGCCGAGTTTGGAGATGAAAATGGAAGACAAACGATTACAAAAAGTTTTCAGTCGAGACTGAACTCATCCAATGAGATCAGTGTAGATTCTTCTTTACTTCCGTTGATTCAAACGGAAGGTAGCATCTCGCTCAATCCATCCGAAATCAAACAAGCGAAAGAAAAGGCTATAGAAGCCTGTGGTGGAAATGCAAATGATACAGCCTGTATGGAAAAACAACAACAACAGATACAGCAACAAGTATTGGAAGAAAAGAGGAATGCAAGTAACTCTACAGCGAATATCATTAAGGGTCGAAGACTTCGAATAGTCGTAATAGAAGATGGAAAACGAAAGGTTTACCAGATTCCAGACGGTCAAACTTTTAATCCCGAAAAATTAGGATTAAAGTTCGCAGACGAAGTGGCAGCTCCAGGTCAAACGACCGTAAAGGAAAGTTCGTTTACTTTTCCTTCCATAGGAGATATTGTAGGAGGTTTCTTTTTATACGGAGGATCGTTTTTATTGATGTTTCTCTATGTCGTAAGTATACTGACCACGTGGCAATCGTTTCGAAAGGGAGGATATCAACCAAAATATGCAGCCATACCTACAGCTATCGCTGTTGTTTTACCAGGTTCAGGGTACATCATTACTTTACTTTACTTTTTGGTCGTTCGGTATTACCTTAACACGAAGAATCCTATTCCTCCTATTTTAAAGGATTCTGGTCCTACGAAATTTTATGATTATCCTTCCAAGGAATAAATGATTGAACTTCCTTGGCTTGTTGCCGGAATTATATTTGGTCTTCTTATTTCTACAGTTATGGTTCCTCCTTCTAGAAAGACCAAAACCTTACCATCTCCCAATGACTCTTCTACATTTCAGACCGATACAGGATGTGTTCGATTTGTTTCAGAGGAAGTCCCTTGTACATCGGAACCTGATTCTCTGAATTTGCTAGCCAATAAGTAATGCAGAATTACATTAGTGGTGAACGAGTCGCCAAAGCCATTCATAAGGCAGCCCCCTTTTTCTCTTTCATTATCGGGTTAGGGATTTCGGTTTTGTTGTTTCATCGTAATTTTTTGGTAATGAAAACTCCTGCTCTTCCGTTGAACGATATTCTAGATCGGACAGTGAAAGTCGATGGAAAATGCTACAAGTATCGCGTGGAAGATGCGACTTGTGAATTCCTGTCTTCTTCATAAAACAATGGAAGACTCCACCTCGCTCGATGCTTTATTACCCTCGCCACAAGGTCCTCAATCTCAACCTCCAATTGTCCCAATGCCAAGTATCGCAACTCCAGGACACTCGGCAATGGCACCTACTTTCAAACCTAGTTTGCCTGCGATGAGATTTATGTTCTCCAATACCACTTTGTATATCTCCATTTTCCTCGCAGGAGTCATTATCTCACTGTCCACTCCCCGTAATCTTCTCCTTCAGTATGTTCCAAACGCCTTTACTTCGGGCGGGGTCGTGAGCTGGACGGGTGCTGCTGTTCTCGGGGCTGCTGCTGTTGTTATCACAAACCTCCTGAATAACTTCCTTTCTGGGTTGTTCTGATTTGGCTTTGAGTAAGGCTTGAAACAATAAAGTTAAATTTTTCATTCTCTCTTTTTGACGGTTTTTTTCAGGAACTGGATTTTTCGTTTGTTCAATCATATGTTCCTGAATTCGGTCTATTTCCTCATCAACCATATTGCAGTCGACGACATCTGCAATATAGTTGTTGACCTGTTCTGGGGTTAACATTTACAATTATTGGCGAGTATTCTATGTAATGTATCCTGCTTGGTTTCATCCTCGTATTCTCGTGGGCGCTGGATTTGATTTATCGTTTATGTTCATGATTGAACATCGTATTACCCACGTCATCAATTGTGCTGCAGATGAACATTCTCCTGAATGGTTTCGCAAGCTCTACCCCGGAAAATACAAGGTCATTAATGCAATCGATTCTTCTAAACACAACATTCTCACTTGGTATCCGGTCTTTGAACGGTGTCTTCACGAGTTTTTGAAAGAAGGAGATGGAGTCGTCTATGTCCATTGTCAGATGGGAATCAACCGAAGTGGATTTCTCGCTCTCACCTATGTCTGTAAAAACTTTGGATACAACTTGGACTATATGGTATCGGCGACTAAACGACAAAGACCTATCCTTTTTCAAAATACCACTTATATGAACCAAGTGAGAGACTTCATAAATGGATGTCTTCAAGGTCCGAAAGATTCGGGAAAACTCCTCAGCGGGAGCCACGACGGGAACACTGGACTCAGTCCACAAGGAGATCGTACAGAACCTCAAGGAATCGTCAGTCCAACAGGAAGCTCTGGGGAAGGAAATGGAGGAGATAAAACAGAAGTTATCGGAGATGTATGCGAAGAACGACATATCGTCAATAGTTCAAGCGAACCAGTTTCAGAATCGTCTTCGTGAAATTGAAAAAGAACTCTCGCATACAGATCGCGTGGAAGATTACTATCTCAAAAATATGGACATCCTGATTGAATATTACAAGAAACAGGATGGTTCAGGAAATGTTCAATCTTCTGCACCCAAAGATACCAATACCTTTATGAAGTTTTTCAGTGCTGGAGTTCCTGCTGAAACAGGACCCACACGAAAGCAGATGTTTGATGAATACATTCAGCGTATGAAGTTATCTAGTGGACCAGAAGCTACTCAACAACTCACTGAACATTGTACTCAATGCAATGTTGCCCGTGAAGAGATTAGTTCTGAAGGGATTTTAGTGTGTCCCAAATGCGGGTCCGAAGAATACGCACTCGTGGTCTCGGATTTTCCGAGTTTCAGAGATCCTCCAAAGGAGCGCAATAACTATGCCTATAAAAAGATTAATCATCTGAATGAGATTTTAAATCAATTTCAGGCAAAAGAATCTACCATTATTCCCGAGGATGTGATGAATGAAGTCATCCTGGAAATCCGCAAACGACGCATCAACAATATTGCTGATCTGTCGGAAGAGGATATACGGCAGATTTTAAAGAAGTTAGGGAGATCCAAATATTACGAACATCGGGCCCATATTTTAAGTCGGTTGAATGGAAATCCCCCTCCAACGATCACACCGGAGATTGAGGAAAAAATCCGTGCGATGTTCCAGGAAATCCAAGCACCGTTTTTGATTTACTGTCCCAATGATCGCACAAACTTTTTGAGTTATTCGTATATTCTCTACAAGTTCTTTGAGTTGTTGGAGTTGGATGAATACAAGGTGTTCTTTCCATTGCTGAAATCACGAGACCGATTGATTGCACATGATGCGATTTGGTCAAAGATCTGCGAGTATTTACATTGGGAGTTTATTCGGAGTGTTTAGATCGAAATGCTCTTTGAAGAGATACTACTGCATTTTTACCGCGTTTCCAGTCATATTCCCATACTTCTATAACAGTATAACCAAAACTTCGTAGTTTTGCTGTTTTTTCACAAGTTGCCTTATATCTATCACCTAATGTTTGTTTACCTCCAAAGTATATATCATTATGTGAGAATACACGAGAATCCCCGTGATGATATGACCCTTGACATTCAGTGATTTCTTTTTGATCTTTTCTCCATCCATCTACGGGACATTTAGGCATTTCTGGTGGTATAAATTCTCCAATGTTACCACCATGTTGAATAAACCCGTCTCGAACAGAACGATAATCAAAATACTCTAATGACCATTTACTAAATTGTACTGGACATTTACTACATCCATGTCCATTCAAATGATGATCTAACCTTTGAGTAAATTGACCATGTTTTTCACATATTATATCAATCATTAAACGGTTTTTATTATCTTCTGAGTTATAGATAGAACTGTATTTATACTTGCCTTCATGTAGTATTTCTGCCTCTCGTATTTTTTCTATCTTTTCTTGATCACTTAATAGTTTTGATGAAGCAGATTTTTCTATCCCACATGAAGGACAACCACACCCTGTAAGATGAACTACTGGTAATTGCTCAAAATCACCATGTATATTACATGTTATAACTACTGGTGTTTGTGAGCAAGTATATAGTGTTTTGTCGTATGAATATATATTTTTGTGTTTTTCTCTGGCTAGAGATATCCATTCTTCTTGTGTATAACTATTTGCTATTCCAACATTGATATTGGCACATTTTTTACATCCTCCTTCTGAGTATTTTCTTAAATGAACTGTAGGAACACAAACAAATTCATGATTATTCGGACATATAAGAATAATAGGAGTTCTCATATTTGTGAAAACGACTTTTGAATAGTCAAATTTTTTGTCAGGAAATCTTTTTTTTGATAGTTCAATAAAATCTTCTAGAGATCTGTTTCTACCTCTACATATCGGACACTTATCGCCATTTATATGATGAGATGGAGTTTGTTCAAATATATGTCCATTATCACATTCTATTCTTACCTTCGTATGACTGTTGACATATTGAACAAGATGATACTTAAACTTATCTCCATGTTTAAGTTTTGCCTTTGTTATAAAACTGTCTAAAGTATCTCTTACTCCTTTACTACGCGAAGAAGAGTTATCCTGTATTATAGGTTGTATTTCTATTTCCATTTTAGATTGAATCCTATTTCCTTGTAACAAATAAATCCGTTTTTTGAACAAAAATGGTTTTTCACACACTCCACCCATATCACATATGCCCGAACAAGACAATTGGCCCGAATTCATCTATGGAGAGAAAACCGTTGAACAATACCTCAAACTCGTCATTCAAGAAAAAAGAGATCTCCACCGCGAGATCGTAGCACTTGTTGACTTCATTCGTGATATTGCGAAGTTCCCTCTCCAAGATTCTCAGCAAACCTTTCTATACATAAATGCATGTTGTAAAGCGATACGAGGTCTTATGAGCTTCTATAACCATCCTCGGGACTATCAATGAGGATTCCTGTTTCTGCTCTAAATTTTGATATCTTGAGTCTTCTTCCTAACATTCCCATTCTCACATTCCGAACATACTCGTATCCAAGTTGCCTTCCTGGACGAATTCCGTGTTTATACGGTGGTATCCAATACAGAGTATCACGCTTTATTTCAAATTCATAAGGGTCTTCTACATTTGCAGGAGGAGGAATTACAATATGTCGCTGGTCATCTACCATCATTGCTTCTAATGTTTGTGGGACATTCCCATGATAATACCGAAGTGCTTGTTCTACTTTGACTTCTGCTTCACCCGTAACTCTTGAGATATAGGTTACGTCGGATTCATCGTTACTACGTTGATTGGTATCAATGTGTTCAAGTGATGAGGGTTGAGTTTCTACAAAGACCTTTCGGCACATTGGACAACTTGGTGTTGTTCGTGTCCACTTAATCAAGCACTGAACGTGGAAGTCATGACCACATTCAGTTTTTGCGACATTGACACCTTCTTCTATTTTTTCCATACAGATTGAACAGTCCATTTTGAATACATTGGTTTTGTAGGATATCGTAAGTCCGTTTTCAAGAGTTCAACCACTTCTTCGCATTCTCCAAGAGACCATTAAACGCAGTAGATAACTTTGCTACATTTCGTATCGTATCTCCTTTTTTATCATTGATATCCATCATATTCAAAAGATTGATGAAACCATCATTTTGAATATACTGAGGGGCACTCCCAATCCATTGTGCCCGTTGAGCAGGAGAGGCTCGTAAGAATTTTGATAAGATAAGTGTGTCCATTTTCTTTTGTGTAGTGAGTTGTCTTAAGACCAATCCACAGTAATCACTTTGTCCCCTTCTGGCATCTTGTAATAATACACTTTACAATCGGGGAACTTTCTCTGAAAGGCTTCCAATAGGTCATCCAGTGTAGGAATATAACCCGTTACAACATCAGGTGTTTCACGATACTGGAAAAAGAACTTGGTTTTCTTGGTTGCCGTTTCTAGGATTTTCCACACTTGTTGTTCTACGATGGTAGTAATATGACTTTCAATGTGTTTTCTAGGAATGGATTGAAGTTCTGCCTTGCTGATCGTGGTCATTGATTATTTGTTGTGGGTTGTGTTTATGTCGTATTTATTACCTTTAATAGTTCTTCTCCATATTTCTTTGCTTTACAATAACCAAACCCTTTTACTTTTACAAGTTCTTCTATTGTCTTGGGTTTAGTCGTTACTAAATCATAAAGTTCCTTATTAGATGCTATACAATATGCAGGTAAACTATTGATTTGTGCTAGTTCTTTTCGTTTCTCTTTAAGAAGATTGAATAGACCATCGTGTATTGGTATTGATTTTGTTAGTGCTTGTCCATAACAACCTGGTATATGAAGGGGAAAGGGACTTCCAGAGGGGTTCCAATCTTGCTTTGTAAACTTGGCAACTACTCTAACGAGCTCGTCAAGACTAGTTGCTGTAATAATGTGGTAATCCATTTTTATGAATACTTTGATTCTTCTTTCAAACTCTTAAATCCGTTTTCCAAAAACGAATATGAAAAGCGTAATAACAACAACATACATGGATTATTCTACGAAAACGCGCGATGAACTTATTGCACTCTGCAAGCAAAGGAATATCAAAGGATATAGCACTAAGAAGAAGGAAGACATCATTAAATTGCTTTCAGAATCTCAACCGGACACGGAAATTACTACTGAACCAGTAACCCAAGAAGTAATTCATGGAGATGCACTCGCAATCTTACCCACTCTTGAAGAAAACTCGGCACAGATTATTATTGCAGATCCACCTTACAACATTGGTAAGGATTTCGGAAACGATAGCGATAAACAACCGATGGAAGAATACCTAAAATGGTGTGATGCGTGGATAAAGGAGTGTCTCAGGATTCTTAAACCAAATGGAACCATGTTTATCTATGGATTTAGTGAAATCCTTGCCTTAATCTTATCAAGAGTTCCCTTTGATATTCATCGTCGTTGGATCATATGGCATTACACGAATAAAAATGTAGCATCTCTCAATTTCTGGCAACGTTCTCATGAAAGTATTCTAGTTCTATGGAAGGATGATAAAGTGTTTCATCGCGATGATATTCGTGAGGCATACACAGAAGGATTTCTGAATGGTGCAGCAGGAAAAGAGAGAACAGCTACAAAAGGTCGCTTCTCTAAAGGCGAAAAAACTACCACGTATACTGCACATCCGAATGGTGCATTGCCTCGTGATGTAATTAAGATCCCTGCCCTTGCTGGGGGCGCTGGAATGAAAGAGAGAGTCAATCATCCAACACAAAAACCTATTGCTCTTTGTGAGAAACTACTTCGGTCTTGTAAGCAATCAGAAGGGTATGTCCTTGTACCATTTGCCGGTTCAGGAAGTGAATGTGTAGCCTCAAAAAAACTTGGCTTGTCGTTTGTTGGTATTGAATTGAATGAAGAGTATGTAGACATTATCCATCAACGATTGAACTCGGAATAAAAACGAAAATTATCTGTGCATGTTCTCTAGAAAACATCATGAGTTTACGTTTAGCAGATCGTATGAAACTGGGTAGAATAGGAGAGAATCTTCCTCCTAGCGAATTTAAAGATGTTATAAACCTCAATACAATTTGTCCAAACTTTCCAATATTTGACCATTTAGCAGAAAAAGATGGATACACGTACGTCTTTTCAACAAAGGCAAGGAAACGATTTGGAATTAATAATAAAATTAATCCATCGTATAACATACTCTATAATAGCGAGGGTATTTCACGAAAATTTATAAAGGCACAGAATCTCTTACAAAAGCATGGGTATGATATAACGAAACTAAAATACTGTTTCCTTATAGCTCCATTAGAAGAGGAAAAAGACTGTACGTTTTATTGGGGAGAATTTACGGAATTAAATACAGAATGTACTCCTGAGAATATCATTTCGGGAAAAGTAAAAAGGTTAGGGGTTAATGTGTCGGAATCCGATTTAGCAACATATAGGGTATTTGGTATTCATCCTTGGAATGTAATCTTATCACAATTAACATCTTAATCAGAAATGAATGCATCAAGTTCTGAAACACTATTTATAGGAGTTAGATACAATAGAATAGCAGATTTTCTTACCCACCAACCTTGTTTACCTTGAAAGGTGACGATTTTTTTATCACGCAATTCTCCCATCAGAAGAGATTTTTTAATCCCCCACACTTTCCATCCTTGAAAGTCAAGAAGCACAAACAGGGCAAATTCATAATCGTGTTCTGGTTCAAGATGTTGCCATACACAATCATCTTTACCTGCCCAATATCTTGCAGACTTAATTTCAATCTTCTTACCATTTCTTGTTCCATCGTTTTGTGATGATGTTCTTGGACCAAGATTAAAGATTTCCTGAATGATTTTTTCAGATTCAGAACCGAATGGTTTTGACTCTAAGTCTACAAGTTGAAGTACTTCTTCACAACTATTCATTCTTTTATAATATTTGATTTGTGTTTCCTTATCTTTGATAGATTTGAATGTCTTTGTATCCTTCCAGTGCGTTGCAGAAAGAATATCAACCTTTATTCCGATTTGAGTTTCTAACTCCTTCTTTTCCTTCTCAAGCTCTATGAGTTGTTGTTCAAGTTGTTTCAATTCGTCGTTCATTTTTACAATGTCTTGAATACTTCCTGAAACGAATAAATCCGTTTTTGTCTGTTCATAAGACAATGATTAGGATCCCCTTGAGAAGACTCGGAACAGGACCTGAAGTTGCTACAGTGGTGTCTGGAACTTTACCTAGTGTATTAGGGATTACAGCCTCTGTGGTTTCTGCTGTAGGTGGGTTTTATTTTTTGATTGAATCCAAAATCAAGGAAACGAAAAAGGAAACAGATATTCGCCTACACCATGTGGAGGAGAAACTAGATGCTATACGAATGTCTGTTGCAAGGATTGAAGAGAAACTCAAGTGAAAAAGTGTTTCCACTTTTTCGGGAGAAGTATTTATTTATTGATTTTGGGTTTTGTATTCATTGAGTTCTGAGACAAGATTGGATATGTATTCTGCCATTTGTTGGGATATATTTCGTTCTTGTTGGAGATCCATCTGAAGACTGCGAGTGATTTTTGCACTATCTAAACGGAAGTCTTCTAGGGTTTCTTGGAGCTCTTGTTTCTCTTTTTTTAGAGTTTCTATTTCCCTTCTCGCAGCATCCAATTGTCCACGCACTCGTAGAAAGGTAAGAGTTTGTGCTGCGATCGTTTCTCTCATATCCATATACTGGTTATCATCGTATTCCTTTTCCTTGACTTCTTCTACCTTTTGCCTCTTTTCTTGTTGCTTGCGTTCCCTCTCTTGATTACGCTGGAGGGCCCAGCGGCGCTGTTGACGCAAAGTTCTTTCACTTGTTGAGTTCATTTTTACAATGTCTTGAATACTTCCTGAAACAAAAGAATCCGTTTTTAGGAGTTGGTCAACTCTTTAGAACGGAAAAAGGAATCGTGTTTTCTGTGCCTAGCCTTACTCTTCTTTCTTCTTTGGTTTTGATTTTTGCTTTTTGACTACTCCCATCTGCTTCTCTAACTCTTGCTTCTCTTCCTTCAGCTTGTTGAGTTGTTCCGATAGTTCAATCAGTTGTGCTTCAAGTTGTTCAAGTTCAGTGTTCATTTTTACAATACTTTCACTTCTTCTTGAAACGAATAAATCCGTTTTTAGGAGTTGGAATTCAATCCACATTGAAAAAGTGTTTCCACTTTTCCAGTCATACAATTCTATTCTTAGGTTTCATCTCTACTATCAAATCCTCCATCTTCACAGATACGACACCGATCATCACATCGGAATCCACATTTTCCTACACCTTCTTCGTCGTACTCTGACTCGTCGTCACTAAAGTCTCCTTCACAGAGGTAACAGTTACAATCTTGTTCCTCCTGTTCCTCTTCCTCGTCACTCTGTTCAATCTCTGAGTATCGTCTTTTTCTACCAATCAGTTGTGTGGGTTGTTCCTCCTCCTCAGTTTCCTCTTCCGATTCACTAGGAGTTGTTTGTTGTCTAGCTATTTCCATATATTCTTCCCATAGCCGTTCACTTTCTAGTTCTTCATAATCCATTATTGCCTGACGCATTGCGTCTAGTTCATCCTGTAAGTCAAACACGCTGAGCGTTTGCTCGTCTTGTTCGTCTTGAGTTAAAGTGTTCATTCTAAAGTTTATCAATGTTTTGTTATTGTTGTGAAGTCAATAAATCCGTTTTTAGAAGTTAATACTTCGGGAGCATGGGCTTGATTGCCTTCATGAGGAACCCAGAGACAAGGGCGAAGATGATGGCGTGGGTGACTGCAGGAGAGGTGAAGGGGGTGCTGAGGTTCAAAAGCACACCAGGGACGAACACGTAGAAAAGAATAGCAGATAAAATCAACTTAACGTACATTTGTTTGTAATACCTTCTAGAAAAAATGTTATTGGACGATCAATTGTTTAATTTTCCAATGGGGTCTCGTCGTTGGACGCATCACGACCAATCTTGTTCTTTCACTTAACAATGTAGGGCGTTTACGCCGAAGATATACCATGATACAGCATCCAGTACCAAGAATTCCAACTCCAGTTAAAACGCCTATAAATGTCATGTCCATTATCTTAGAATTCCATCAAACAAGGTCCATCTGAACGCGTATTGTCAGGACACTTCTTGGAGACGAAGGCTTCTTTCGTTCCATACAACGGTGGCTTACTTCCTGCCCCAATTCCAGGCCATCCACCAAAGAAGGTCTCTTTCGAGAAGACCTTGGTAGGTCCACCCAGAGACCCCGCGAAACATTTATCCTTGCCTGACACACATCCTACACCCGGACAATAATACTGAGATCCTGGACATAACGCATTTCCGATAGGAGTTTCGGGAAGGAGAATGTATATAATGATTCCTACCACGAGGATGATTCCACCTATCATCAAAAAATTGTTTGTCTTTTTTGCCATTCTTACTTACTCGCAGGATAGTTCTTTTGGACGTAGCTCATGTCTGTCTTGTAGGTTTTGGAACGAGAAGGATTCGTGCGTTTTGTATAGACAGCAATCGCATTCAGTTTCCGAATGGTAGAATTGCGGCCGTATTTCTTCACGGCTTTATCGACGGCTACATGACGAAGAGGAGCAGGATCATTCGCACGATATCCTAGAGATATGAGTTCTCCTGATTTAAGAGGACCAATCCCTCTACTACGTTTCTCAGTTTGCCATCTTCCTTTGGCTCCACGATCTTTGATACAGGCCGATTTTACACGAACCTTATTTTTCTTCGTATACGCACGCCTGCGAATCATTCCAGGAGGGCACTTTGCACTGCCAGTTGCTGCGTAATCATCGTCCATTTGCTTTAGAACGAAGAGTTGTTTTTCTTACCACAAGGGACACATCCTCCATCTTCAGTTTCCTTTATCACGGTAATGTTGTTCCACGCATACATAAAGATCACGACAAGTGAGAGAAGAAGTAACCATCCCCACATTTGTTTAGAACCCACAAAAGACATCTACTTTGAGACAACGCGACGATATCAAGTAATGGGTATCCCTTATTATGTAGCATCTCTCATACGACAGCACAAACATCTTCAAAAAGACTGTGGAAATGCTCCACTGGAAGTAGATATTTTAGGTATTGATTTCAACTGCTTCATTCACAAATATTTGAATGCGAACAATCCAATTGGAAGTATCGTTCTTGCTTTGGAGGACTTGTTATCACGAGTTGTTCACGCCAAGAAAGTGTATATTGCGTTTGATGGATTAGTGCCGTATGCGAAGATGGTTCAACAGAGATATCGTCGTATGCGAAAGGGCGAGACAGAACAGTTTGATAAACATCAGATTTCACCGGGCACTGATTTCATGAAAGAGTTATCACGAAATGTGTCGTTTCTCTTTCCAAATGTGATTGTCTCGGATACTTCAGAACCTGGAGAAGGAGAACACAAGATTTTCCTGTGGGCACGAGGACTTCCTGCCGAGGAGCGTAAAAGTATCTGTATCTATGGATTGGATGCCGATTTGGTCTTGATTGCGATTGCCCAAAGTGATCTTGGAAATATCGTAGTCCTTCGTGAAAAGGAAGATGATGGATTTGCGACTTTCTCGGTGACGGAGTTGATGAAAGTTTTACCGTTAGACCCTGAAACATATGTCCGTATGTCGGTGATGTGTTTCGGGAATGATTTTATGCCGACGATTGCGATGTTTTCATTACGAGAAGATGGGTATGGTCGTGCTCTTCATTATGCGAACAAGAACACTGCCCACAAAGATGAAAAGAAGATTTTAGTGAAGCGTGCGAAAGAGACCGACAGACACATTGTTGCTCCAGATGGTCACGCCTTAGAAGCACGCTTTGGTGTTCAGTTGATGGATGGAGTTCTGGATTGGGAACCTGTAGTCTATGCCTTTTGGAAGACCTTTGCGTGGACACTACATTATTTCAAGACTTCGGAGGTTCTGGATTGGACTTGGTATTATCCGTATCCTGAAGCCCCGTTATTGGAAACCCTTGATCAATATCCGATGACGACCGAGTTTCAATGGGAACATTCTACGCCTCCGTTTACGGTAGAAGATCAGTTACAGTTCATTCTTCCGTCTCGTAGTCTCGCAGGAACTCCCAAATATGTCGATGAACTTTACGACGAAGGACCCGATTCTCGTCATACTTGGATGAAACGATTTGCCTGGGAAACCGATCCTTGGGTTTCGTTACCTTGGATTACCTTAACCGAAGTTGTCCCCCTACAATTTTGAACCCTGCACGAGGAATTGTGTTGGATTTGATTGTCGGCATCAATCGTGGTTCTTCTTCTCTTTTTGCTTCAAGCCAAGCGCGTGGAATTACAACTCCATCGTCTTTTAGAGAAACTTCAAATTTCGTATCCATTTTACTAAAGTAATCGATTTCAATCTTCTTCATTTCTACAACCTTTTTCATAGCAACAATTCCTGCAATATCTTGATTGATTCCCCAATATTTCATAATGTGATTGATATACGAAATTCGGTAATCCGAAGCCGAACGATTTTTAATATTATTTTTAAGAACATTCATACACTCTTCTAAAGTGTTGTATACAGGCTTTTGAAGGCGTGCATTTACAGCATTATGCGCACGAAATGCAAACATCGCTAAATCTTGACGAGAGGCAAGCATATTCGGATACCGAGCACGATAGGAAGCTAACATAAATGTAAAGTGATCTCTACAGTACGGACAAGTAATGGTATCTCGAAACAAATCTAACCAAGTGTACATCAGTTGTTTTTCAGAAACTGATGGATTTTCCGAATAGGATGTGGAAACGGAATGGAGTGTCATCCATCCGAGTGGACCCCAGACTGCTGTCATTGTTTTACTTTACGACAATCATCCCAGCTTCCATTCCGCCTTCCAATATCTTTTTGGCCAAGTCTGGAGGTGTTTTAGGAGATACAGACATTCCGGCTTGTTGAAGAACATGTCGCACTTTTGAATCAGGCATCAACCTCACTGTTTTATGAATGCGTTTGCGTCTTCGTTCAGCACCTTTTTCAGTCAGGATTTTGAGAGTTGATTTTCGCATAGGAGGTGCCTTCGCGGGGTCTCGGACGGGTTCAAATTTGGGTTTATTGCGTGCTGTTTTGCCTCCTTTGAGTATTCCGTGTTTCGGTGTCTTGTAATGATGCCCTCGTTTGTGAGTTCCTCCCGTCGGGGGTTCAACCACTCCGGGTCCTCCCACCTTCACAATTTTGACTTCTTTATTCATTGTTTGTAATCGTAGAGAAAACGGATTGTAACGGTTTACGGAGTAGATCTAGCATAGTAGACACCATGGAATGGGAAGCAGTTAAATCGTATTTCGCAAATGGCGTTCGTCGTCTTGTAGATCATCAAGTGGATTCCTTTGAAGATTTCGTTCGCAACAAACTCCCTCTGATTATTCAATCCACACCTCCGATTACCGTATGGCACGAACAAGACCCCACCATCAAGAAATACAAGTATGAATTCCGATTAAGTTTTGAAAAAGTCACCTATATGAAACCTCGTATTCAAGAAGCCACTGGACGAGTGAAACCTATGTTACCTATGGAAGCCCGTGTTCGTAACTTTACCTACGCAGCCCAAATGTATGCCGATGTTCGTTTTACTGCGAGAACCTATAAAGGAGAGAATTATGCGACATTTGATGAAGAATCACGCGTCTTCGAGGGTATCTCGTTGGGGAAACTTCCTGTTATGCTTGGGTCTAGTCTCTGCCTTCTCAAAGACTACCCATTGTCCCTCGAACAATACGGTGAATGTGCGCACGATCCGTTAGGATACTTCATCATTCACGGATCTGAACGAACGATTCTCTGTCAGGAAAAAGTTGCTGATAACCGTATTATGGTCTTCCAAGCCAAGAAGACTTCCAGTAAACATACCTACAGCGTCGAAATGAAAAGTCTTCACGAATCCTTCACTACTCCTCCAAAGAAGTTAGAGATACGATTATCCTCTAAGTTTAATGGTTTTGGGTATCCTTTGCTCGCGTGCGTGCCGCGTTTTCGTGAGGACATTCCTGTTATGGTATTCTTCCGTGCGTTGGGAGTTACCTCGGACGCAGAAGTTGCGAACTTGGTCTGGGGCTCCCTTGACGACCCCCACGTCCAACTCTTATCGGCGTCTTTCCGTGATTGTGGAGAGCTAAATGTCTTCACACAAGAAGAAGCCATTCGTTATCTCTCCAATCATCTTCAATATGGAACCAATCTGGAAGATAAATGTGCCTATGTCCGACAACTCTTGAATACTGAATATCTCCCTCATGTGAAGTTTGCAGGAGAGAATGTTCCCTTATCCACGCACAATGCCCGCAAATGTATTCTGACGGCAAGTATGATCCGACGATTGTTATTAACCGATCAAGGTCAAATCCCTTTGGATGATCGTGATGCCTATCCGAATAAACGAGTGGTAACCACCGGTGCTTTGTTGACTCATCTGTTCCGTCAGTTGTTTCAGAAAGTCTGTAACGATACACGGAATGAGTTTGTTCAGGAAGTCAATAACGATGCCTGGAAAAAGAATGCAGAAGGACCTCGGCCGATGGATATTCTGAACATCAATAACTTGTACAAGATCTTAAAACTGAGTACGATTGAAGGCAAACTGAAGCAGGCGCTTGCGACAGGAAACTTCACAGTTCAAGGATTGGGAACAAGCAATTCCACATCTTTAAGCAATGCGACGAAAGTTGGAGTCTCGCAAGTCCTCGCAAGGATGTCTTACACGAGCACGATTAGCCATCTCCGGAGGATTCAGACACCTGTGGAGAAGAGTGGTAAACTATTGGCGCCCCGCAAATTACACGGAACTTCCTGGGGGTTTGTCTGTCCCGTGGAGACTCCCGAAGGACACTCCGTGGGGATTGTGAAGAATATGAGTTTGATGACCGGAGTGACTCAACATGTTCCTAGCAATACTGTCCTTCACTATCTTCAAGAATGTTCGAACATAACCTGGATTGATGCTCCGATTGTCTATTCAGGAACTGCGATTACACTGAATGGTGTTATCGTAGGTTACACTTCCAACCCTAAATCCTTAGTGGATAAACTTCGTCAAGCCAAACACACGATGCGTCTTCATCCTCATCTCTCGATTGCCTGGTACACACTGTTGAATACAATTATTATTGAAACCGATAGTGGAAGACTTATCCGTCCTGTGTTTCGTGTAGGATGCGACTTTCCTGCTGCCGGTTCGGATTGGAATACTTGGATGAAGACCTGTATTGAGTTCATTGATGCCTCCGAAACTGAAACCTTACGAATTGCTATCTCGAAAGACGAAGCAACTCCTGAACATACTCATTACGAAATCCATCCGAGTATGATTGTAGGTCATATGGCTAGCAGTATCCCGTTGTCTGATCACAATCAGTCGCCTAGAAATACCTATCAATCGGCGATGGGCAAGCAGTCGATGTGTATCTACGCAGGCAACTATGCGAAACGATTGGATAAGAACGGCTACATTCTCTGTAGTTTGACCCGTCCTCTGGTAGAAACTCGTTCGATGAATATTCTGAAGATGCACGAAATGCCGTTCGGAATGAATGCGATTGTTGCGATTGCCTGTTATGGAGGATACAATCAGGAGGACAGTATTATTATGAATCGGTCTTCCGTGAATCGTGGATTTATGCGTGGACTCTACTACACGATGTACAAGGATGAGGAACACAGAAATGTAACCTCAGGTCGTGAAGAGAAGTTTATGAAACCGTCCAAACATAATACACGGAAATATAAAAACTCAAGTTATGCAGCCATTGGTGAAAACGGTATTCCCATACTTCACGCCAATGTCCAAGAAAATGATGTCGTCATCGGCAAAGTCGTCAACCTTCGGAATGATACGGCCGGTTATGCGTACCGAGACGCTTCCACAACTCATAAAAACTCCGAACCCTGTCGCATTGACGGTGTATGGCAAGACAAGAATTCAGACGGGTATCCCTTCATCAAAGTCCGAGTTGTCTCTGAAAGAATCCCCCAAATCGGAGACAAGTTCTCGTCGCGTCACGGTCAGAAGGGAACTGTAGGAATGCTTCTGGATGAACAGGACATGCCCTTCACAGCCTCAGGACTAAAACCAGATCTTATTATGAACCCTCACGCAGTTCCTTCTCGTATGACGATTGCCCAGTTGATGGAAAACATCTTTGGGAAGATTGGTGTTCAACGAGGAACTTTAGGTGATGGAACTCCTTACTCTCACCTGAAAGTGGAGGAGTTGAAACAGCATATGGTGGATTTAGGATATCATCCTTACGGAAATGAGATCTTATACAACGGTCAGACTGGTGAAATGATGCAGGCCGAGATCTTTATGGGTCCGACTTTCTATCAGCGACTGAAGCATATGGTCATTGATAAAAAGCATAGTCGGGCACGAGGACCGATTGTAAGTTTAACTCGTCAACCTTGTGAAGGAAGAGCAAGAGATGGAGGTCTTCGTGTAGGGGAGATGGAACGAGATTGTATGTTATCTCACGGTGCTGCGGCATTTACAAAGGAACGATTGATGGATGTATCCGATCCCTTCCCTACAGGCATTTGTAAGACCTGTGGGACACTCGCAGTAGTCAATGAAGAGGAATGTATTTATAGTTGTGGAACTTGTGGAAATAAGACAGAGTTCATCAACAAGACGATTCCGTATGCGATGAAGCTCTGGATGCAAGAGCTAGAAGCTATGCATATTGTTCCTAGGATGGTCCTAGGTTAAAACTCAACATTTCCTTCTTCTGGATCATTCATTGCAAGATTGGTGTCGGATCTTGAAGGTTTTAGAGTTCTTCTGTTCGTACGAAATATATAGAACACAATACCTAGACAACAAATGATCAAACTTCCTCCTGCTAATCCTCCTAATACGGCATCTGTTGTATCTTCCATTTCATTTATGGAAATTCAATGTTTTTAAATGAATAATGAGTGCTGAGCCTACACCGGAACAGGCAAAACCAACGTTAAAGGGGTTTTACCCACACCAGATAATGCAATTCGTCAATGAAGGAGGAGATCCAAATCTTATTATAAAAAAGGCAGAAACGGAAAAAGAAGAAGATATTGTTCTTCTTGATAAAGCATGGCATGGAGGAGATCCAAGAGATGCTGTTGAGCTTGTGAAGTTTTTGATTGACAAGGGAGCAGATCCCAATCCTCTCACTCGCGCAAAGCATCCAGACCTCAAAGAAAAACTGGGCGAAGATAGGGATATGAGATTTGAAGATACTCTCCTATTACGCACTCTTATGTCTGGTTCTGCCTATACAGAAATCGCAAGAGTACTTCTTCAAGGTGGAGCAGATCCAAATATACAGAATAAGTGGGGCAATGCTCCATTAACTTATGCGGTAAGCCAAGACCACGATTTAATTGATCTTTTAATTGAGAAGGGAGCAGATGTGAGTGCTCAAGATGGAGAAGGAAAAACCCCGTTAATACAAGCTTTAGCGAGAACTGTTTTTGTTAAAAAGTATTCTCGTATTGAAAAATATGATGTAGTTAAAAAACTACTTGAAAAAGGGGCAGATCCAAATATTCGTGATAAGGATGGCGATGTTCCATTGATTTATGCGATAATGAACAACCTCAAAATAATTGATCTTTTACTTGAGAAAGGAGCAGATGTGAATGCGAAAGATGGAAAAGGAAATACCCCATTAATAGCAGCTGTTAACTATAAAAAATATGATCTTATTCAAAAACTACTTGAAAAAGGAGCAGATGTGAATATAAAGATTGGAGATCACACCATATTGGATATTTTGTTTGATGATACTGATACCAAAGATTATAATAAATTTTTTATAGATATATTGAAACGCATTCTTCAAAAATTTGAAGGGGAAATCACACATATCAATGAAATATTTTTCATAGCTGCTAAAACAGATGATCTAGATATGGCTAAAATTTTATCGGACAAAGGTATAGATTTGCGTGGGAGAATACCGGATGCTGATCGACAAACAACCTTTTTGATGAGCGCTTTATTCAATAAAAGTACCAAAATAATTAATTATCTGCTCGATTTTGTTAAGAACATAGATGAAACAAATGATCTTGGACAAACGGCTTTAAACTATGCAATAGTTACTGGGAATGTAAACGCTGTAGATATACTTCTCAAAAAGGGAGCATCTTTGAATATGAAAGATCCAAGTAATGATACATTTTGGGTTCCGAGATCGATTGCACAGGCTATAAGGAACAACATAAATGCATTCTCAATAGGTAATCTTGTTAGAACAATTGTAACGGAACTTAAAAACCGAGGAGATACGGCATTGATTGAAGCCCTTGCGAACTATAGACATCCAAATGGATTTTATTTTTATCAATACCTTCCTAATGAGGAAGTAGAATTGAGAAAGATGCTTAGTGATTTTATTCCAAAATGGGAAGGAGTGTATGAAGAAGATGCAGCACAATGGGCCGAAGTAACATCTCAAAAAAGCGATATTTCTATGTGTCCGTTTTGTCTTGCATATCTTGAACGAGATAAAGGTTGTAAATATATGAATCACAAATGTGATGTAAATATTCGTCATCCACGTCTCTACAATGTCTATAAGAACGATGAAGGAAAGGTGTATTGGTGTACAATTTGTGGAAGACATTGTACGGGTCATCGTCATCACATCAAGAGTGATGGAAAAGAAACTACAAAAGTCGGATTTGCTGGAGAAGAGGGGAATGTGTTCTCACCTGATTGTTCAATCGGAGAAGGAGGGGGAGGACCATTTGAGAAAATTGCTCGTATTCAAGCGATGATTGATAAGGCAGAAGAACTTGAATCTCAAATAGGGGTTATACCAGAATACAGAGCAAGACAACTGCTGGTTGAAGCCGCATGGAATCCTATATCAAAAGTCAAAGTTCCGAAAGGCAAGTTTAAACCAGCACCTCCACCACCAGCATTCATACCCGATGTTCCACGAAAACCTGAAGATGCGACATTGTTACCTGTAAAAGTAACCGATTCAAAAGATTGTGTAGCGTATCTCGGAGAACACGAAGATGGAAGACCCGTCTTTCGTTTCAAACATAGACTTCCCGATGGAACTGTCTATACACACCCACCTGAAGAAAACATTTGCTATGATGATATGATGAATGCCCTACGAAGTACATTCTTGGAAACAAAAGGAAAATGTCCGTATTGTGCTGCGATCGTCCACCCACTGGAAGTCAAATCTATGTTAGATCAGTTAGGAACAGCAGCAACCAAAAAACAAAAAGATGCCTACCAAAACTACAGAGATAGTTTCAATAGTGCCTACAAGGTGGGTGGAGGAAGAGGAAGCAGGTTCAGAATGACGGACGAGGATAAGATCAATACCGAACTCCAATGCGAGCTTCCCTTCAAAAAGAAAGGAGGACGAAATAAATCCTTCAAGAAAAGACTTATCAAAAGGCGTAAGACATATCGCAAGAACTTAAAAAGGACACGAAAGAATAAGTAATGTCTCTTGATATTATTATCGGTCCTATGTTTTCAGGGAAATCCTCTCGTATTCTTTCAATCGTTTCGCGATATGAAGCCATTAAAACCCCTATTTTAGTGATTAAACATAGCAGTGATACACGATATGAATTCGGACATACTGATGTAGTGACACACGATAAACGAAAGGTTCCCTGCATCAGTGTTCAAAATCTTTTTTATGAAGAAGTGATGGATCGGATTGGAGCATATCAAGTCATTATCGTAGATGAGGCACAGTTTTTTGATCGTTTGGTTCCTTTCGTGGAACATGTGGTCGATACTCTCGGCAAGAACTTGTATTTAGTCGGTCTTGACGGAGATAGTAATCGTCGTAGATTTGGAGAATTATTGGATTGTATTCCTCTCGCAGACCGAGTGGAAAAAATCAGTGCGTTTTGTCATCGGTGTTCGGATGGAACTCCTGGATTGTTTTCGTATCGTAGAAAAGGTCCTGGTGATCAACAAGTGATTGTAGGAGGTCCTGAACGATATCAATCCTTATGTCGCAAATGCTATCTACAGAAAGTAGGATTCGCGGGAAAAAGTTAACCATAAATCAGGTTTATTGTTACTTCCTGCGATCGTCTGTTCATCCGGTCCTTCAATTGCAAGAGGAGTTTTTAAGGTATGACGACGACATCCTAAAATAGGATCAAATAACACCCAATCCGTTACAAAATGACCCGGATACGGTTCTAATAAATCTTCTCCCGAAAATGTATCCACTAAATGTTTTGCATATTCCTTGGTGATCATATAACACTGTGCTCCCCAAGGATTAGAAACCCCTACATATTTGATGAGAGGGATTCCGTGATGATTGGTGGTTTCGCCGTGTGGGATATTGACAAATCCTAACGACACAATATCAGCATCTGTTATGGTTTTCTCCAAAAGGTTTGTTATTGCAGTGAAATCCTTGTGAAATCTCACATCATCTTCAATAATAATTCCCCAATCAAGGTTATCGTCTACCAATTGCTTCATTGCCCGAATATGCCCCAAGGTTGCTGCGATTCCTGTTTCATAACTTGTCTTGAGTTCCAAACATCGTTTTCCTCGCTGAAGGACTTCGGGGTCATTTTTCAAAGGAGACGGAATAAGCACGATATCTAGATTCAGTGGTGCGGCAGCAGATAACAAACGGTCAGCACGACCCTTGTCGCAATTTACTGCGTAGATTCGCATTTATACTGCGTGAATATTTATGTGTAAACTTTTTTCTTGCGATGAAACACAACAATATGGGTGGTGGTCTTCTTCAACTCGTCAGTTATGGCGCACAAGATATTTATATTTCTGGTAATCCCCAGATTACCTTCTGGAAAGTTCTCTACAAGAGACACACAAACTTCGCAATGGAGTCCATTGAAGTCACCTTCAACGGACAGGCCGACTTCAACAAGCGTGTCACTGCCGTCATCAATCGTAATGCCGATCTGATGTACCGCACATATGTTCAGGTTGTTCTCCCTGCTGTAGATCTTTCTTCTTCCGGTTCTACCAACCTTAACCGTTTCAGATGGTTGAACTACATCGGACACAGACTCATCAAGGTTGTTGAGCTTGAGATTGGTGGTCAACGCATTGATCGTCAATATGGTGACTGGATGCAAATCTGGACCCAGCTCTCTCAGGATGCAGGTACCATTGCAGCCCTTGATGATATGATCGGTAATACCCACGATCTTGTCTTGATGAAGGATACTAAGGGTTATTCCCTCGATGCTTCTTGCGCTGGTGCTGAACTCACCAACTCTTGCGCTCCTCGTGCAGGAACCCCAGCCAAGACCCTCTATATCCCTCTTCAGTTCTGGTTCTGCAGAAACCCTGGTCTTTCTATCCCCTTGATCGCCCTCCAATACCACGAGGTTCGTATCAATGTTGAGTTCGAACAGTGGATCAACTGCTGCTACTACGAGCAAACCTCTGTCACTGCTCCTGCTACTGCTATCCAGAGCTTGACTGCTGCATCCCTCTACATCGACTACATCTACCTTGATACTGAGGAACGCAGACGCTTTGCCCAGCAAACCCACGAATACCTCATTGAACAGCTCCAGTTCACCGGTGCTGAATCTATCACCTCCTCTTCCAACAAGATCCAGCTCAACTTCAACCACCCCGTGAAGGAGCTTGTATGGGTTGTCCAACGCGACTCCTTCGTGGACTGCACACCCGGCCAGAACTTCATCGCTGAGGTCAACGGATGCCAACCCTTCAACTACACGGATGACTTCACCACTGAGGGTATCGTAATGGACATCCTTGCTCGTGGCTCTCTCGGTAACCTTAACAACCAGACTGCCCAGCAAGCTATCCCCACAACTACCGGCGATGGTCCTTCTGGTCCTTACCTCCCCGGTGTTGGTATTGCCTTTGGTCCTTCTCTCGGTGGTGCCTCTTGGTTAGACTCTGGTGACAACCAAGGTGAGGAAGTCTTCGCTGCTACAACCAACTACCTCCTCGCGAAGGTTATCCTTGACTCTGGTGTCAAGTGCTCTGGTAAGAACCCCGTGGAAGTTGCCAAGCTCCAGCTCAACGGACAAGATCGTTTCACGGAACGAGAGGGTCGCTACTTCGATCGCGTTCAGCCCTACCAACACCACACTCGTACTCCTACTGTGGGTATCAATGTGTACTCCTTCGCACTCAAGCCTGAGGAGCACCAGCCCAGTGGTACTTGCAACTTCTCTCGTATCGACAAGGCAACTCTCCAGTTGACTGTGTCCGTTAACACTGTACGCAACTCTCGTACTGCTCAGGTACGCGTGTATGCCGTGAACTACAACGTTCTCCGTGTGATGTCCGGTATGGGTGGTCTTGCCTACTCCAACTAAACGGGTGGAACAAAGAACGAAACAAACAAAAAAACAAAACAAAAAACGGGGGAAACCCTAATAAATGTCTGTAGATATCTACATACATTTGTTGTGAAAGTATAAGAATGTCTTTTTGTATTGTATATTTAGCATCTCCTCGTAACTTTAAAATCCGTTCAGGTGATTCAAGAATGCGAGTGTTAGAAGTTTCTTATACTATAACTCGTAAGTACTTCCCTACTACAGATATATTCATCTTTCACGAGGATTACACAGAAGAAGATAAGAAACTCTTTCCAGGTGTAAAAGAATTCATTCAGGTCGATTTTTCAGGGTTTGATTCACAACTTAATCGATCCGTATGTCGTTCTAAAGGATATCAAATGATGTGTCGTTTCTTTAGTGGTCAACTTCAACAAGCTCCTCAATTACAAAACTATACTCATTACATGAGACTAGATGATGATTCTTTCTTTATGGAACCTTATCTTACAGAAGAAATTGTGAAAAATACTATGTTATCGGGCAAGTATATCTATCGTTCTTTGTTTTACGAATCTGTTTCACAACAGACCTTATTTAAGTTTACTATGTATTTTTTGAAGGAAATATATGGAGTAAATTTTTTGAAGATGAACCAAATTCGAAGTGCATTGGAAGCTGAAAGAGTTACAGTTAATGGTATCTATACAGGAGTAGCTCCTTATAATAACTTTCATTTTTGTCCTCTTGATATGTGGAGATTGCCTATTGTAAATCAATATTTAGTAGCTATTGAAAAAGAAAACGGGTTTTTACGATATGGATGGTTAGATGCCAATGTTCACGCGATGATCATTTTTGTTTTATCAAAAGCAGATAGTCGTATAACCAATAGTTTAAATTTGACATTTGGATATCGTCATAATTATCATGTTAGCAAATTAGGTAAAATGTATGCAATATGTGATGACTCTCTTTCTTTCTTTCCAACTCCGATTTAAATAGTAATTTATGTAAAGACTAAAATGATTCGTTTACCTGTTTCAATTGGAGAAGCACTCGATAAACTAACAATCTTGGATATTAAATGTAAACGAATACAAGATAGACAAAGGCGTGAATTCTGTAAACAAGAATATGATATGCTTTACGAAGAATTAAAACCATATGTAGAGTCTCACTCTTTTTATTATAAACAACTCTACACTGTCAACGAAGACATTTGGATAACGCAAGAGATTGCACGCGATAAATTAGACCTCACAAAATGTATAGAAATACTAAACAAGAACGATATGCGATTTCGTATTAAAGATGTTATCAATCAGGCAGCAAAATCATATATCCGAGAACAAAAAGGATACCCTAAACGACGTGCTTTAGTTATTAGTCATCTTGGATTGGGCGACCAAGTAGGACTTATTGGTGCAATTCGTTATATCGCATTAAGTCATGATGAAACCGTAGTTGTATGTAAAGCGAAATATGCACACAATGTTGCTAGTTTTTTTTCCGATAATCCAACGATAAAGTTATGGCCTATTCCGTATGAACACGGCTACATTCCAGGAAAAGGCCCTACAGACACAAGACCAGGTGAATGCGTGGAATATTCTCCCGAGGATTGGACGAATGTTTATCGTTCTGGATTTTACACATATCCACGAAGTTCTATGAATGACTTACCTTCTAACTTTTATCGTGATATGGGTATTGATCCCGAAATTCGTCATACGCATTTTCATGTTCCAACATACCAAGGAGCAATCGATTTATACAAAAAAGTAGAAGATCAGCCTTACATATTTGTACAGCAGATCTCATCTAGTCACAGAACAAATCTTGTTCGCTGGAATCCTGATGATATTCTTACGATTGATCCAAATATAAATGTATATCCGGAAGGTCATAAATGGCACTCACTTGCACAAGAGTTTGTAAACCAACCGTTTATTCATTATACTGAACTCATAAAACACGCAAAGGAAATTCATACCGTAGATAGTTCTTTTTATTGTTTAGCCTATCACCTTCCATTGGATGCAGAAGTGAAGAAATGTTATGATCGTCCAACTGGAAAAGTGTTAGAAGATCATGTGTTTCATTGATTTAAATGAAGTATCATATTCAGAATAATGAAACTGTGTGTTATGATATTAAATGTAGGCGATGTTTCTTATGCCTCCTATAGCAAACAAGTGCTTGATGACTATTTTCATCGACACGCTATAGAACATCACTATATTACAAATGCTCCACTTGAATTAGACATGAAAAATGCACATCCAAGTTGGTGGAAACTATTGGCACACAAAATTCTTCCAGGCTACGATTTCATAATTTGTTGGGATTTAGATTTACTTCCACGAACTCCTTTTGTCAAAGTTCTACAGGATTTCGATACAAGTGCTTTGAACTTGGCTTGGGATTATACTGCACTTATGGCTCCAAAAACTAAGTTTCTACCATCATTCAAATACAATGGAGGGTTGATTGGTATTCCATCTTCGGCAAGTTCATTTTTGGAAGGTGTATTTGAAAAACACGCTCCCGGAACATATCCTAGTTATGAACAGTATTACCTAAATGAAGAACTAGAAAGCCAGAACTATCCTGTACACGAACTACCAAAAGATTTAAATATATTTTATTCAATACCTGAATATACTCGTGCAAGACTTCAACATTACACTTGGCATCACGACGCAAAAAGTAAAATTAAAGACCATGTAGGTAAGTATTTCTCCTCAAATGACTATATAACAGGCCTATGTGGAAAGTATTCTTTGATATCAACTGAGCGTATGCTTACGAATATTGATTCGATAGAATACATTCAAAAAAATAAAATTGAAGGGGATATTGTAGAAGTTGGAGTCTGGAAAGGTGGAAGCTTATTATCTATGATTTTGAAATACGATTGGTATAATGAAACCAATCGTACATTTCACGCATATGATATTTTTGAAGAATTAGTATCCTTAGAAGGTGGGTCAGATGACGTAAGCATATATGGGAATAAAGAGATGATTCCTAAATCATTGATATGTAAACTTTCTGAAACACAACAAAATATATACTCAAATACAGAATATCCTCGTAAAAAAATAAAATTTTATACAGGAGATGTACAGAAAGGTTGTTATGTACCAGACAAGATAGCTATACTTCGTTTAGATGTAGATTTTTATGAATTGACGAAGTTTTGCCTTCACAATTTCTATGAGAAAGTAGTTCCTGGAGGTATGGTGATCATAGATGATTATGGTCATTGGAAAGGTTGTAAAAAGGCAATTGATGAATATTTCCCTGGACTCGAATTTCAGCGATCAGACTACACTGGTATTTTCTTTATCAAGGTGTAATTTATCAACTCGTATAGCAAACGAAACACACCCGTCGTATGCCTTTGCATAGATTTCTTGATCGTACTCTTTACAGAACTCATCAACTGCTTGTTTTACTCCAAACGAATAGGATTGTTTTGCCTTCTTCATATTCATTTCATAATCGTGTCCCATAATCCAACCGCCGTGTTTGACTTTTGGATACGAGAGTTTTAAATCTCGAAGCGTTCCCTCATAAGAGTGATCTGCATCTAAATAAATCATTGTATAGTAATCGTCTTCTAGAGTAGGAAGAATATTATGACTCAATCCTTTTAATACGGAAATGTTATTTGGAAACATTTTCTCGTAACCTTTCCATGTGTTGTATGTATTTTCCAATTGTATATATTTGAAGTTATTTCCATCTTGATCTCCAGAACCAGTAACTCCTTGAAAAATGTCAATTAATGCGAATTTATAAGGATGTAATGTATTTGCGATGTATTCGGAAAACTTCCCTTCAAAAATACCAACCTCTACGTAATTCAAAAACTTCTCCACAAGTATATTTATCATATCTTCACGCGTTTCAAACACTTGCATATTATTGGTAGACTCTCACAAAAATTGCACAACCATTGCGTGACCCGACATCATTATATACGATTCTCCAACTGAAATCTCTTTTCAGTTCATTGTATATTCTATTTGTTTTGATGACATGAGTATCATCTAAAATAACAACCTTAAGACCTGGATGATATAATTCTTTCCAATCTCCCTCTGTAGAAAATTCTCCACCATCTAAGAGAACTACATCACATTTAGGAACTGTAAGAAGAGGAGCGTTTAAACAGGCTTCTTTTTCAGATTCATAATATTGACTATAGTGTTCCCGAATAAAACTATATAACGGATGCGAGATAACTTCACTAGGTCTCATAATATTTCGATGAAGTGTTCCATATAAAACTTTAACTTGTGGAACATCTTTCCAAACAGTTGATGCCGATTTATACATCTCGTAATTTCCTTCCAACGATATCAATTCAGCACCTGGGTTTCGTCTTATACCCTCATAAAAACAACGAGTACTTCCTAGACCATTCCAAGTACCAACTTCGCAAAACTTTTTATAGGCTGGATTTGATGCAATCGTAGCAATTGCTTGTCCAAAGGAAGAATCCATGTTAATTTGTCCAGTCATGTTTAATCATAATTGATACAAGTTCTTTAAACGAAACCTTTGCTTTCCATCCTAACAAATTTCTAGCAAATGTCGCATCTCCTATGAGTGTATTGACTTCTGCTGGACGATAAAAATCCTTATTCACTCGTACAACAATGCGATCACCATCGTAACCACATTCATTCTCTCCTTCTCCCTCCCAACGAATCGTTTTTCCAATACATGAAAAGGCCTCTTCTAAAAACTCTCGTACACTATGTAGTTCCCCTGTTGCGAGTACAAAATCAATTGGTGTGTCATGTTGAAGAATTCGCCACATTCCTTCCACATAATCAGGAGCATATCCCCAATCTCGTTGTGTATCTAAATTCCCTAATTCAAGCACAAAGTTCGGGTCTTTATACAGCTGATTTATACCAAGCGTGATCTTACGAGTTACGAATTCAGCTCCTCGTCGTTCAGATTCGTGATTAAATAGAATACCGTTACACGCAAACATTCCATAACTTTCACGATAGTTTTTAACAATCCAAAAAGCATATAATTTCGCAACTGCATACGGACTTCGAGGATAAAATTGTGTTTGTTCTGTTTGCGGTGCCTCAACAACTTTACCAAAGAGTTCGGATGTAGAAGCTTGATAAAAACGAGTCTTTGCACTGATTCCGAGAGAACGAATTGTTTCAAGAATCCGTAATGGACCAATCGCATCTACATTTGCTGTATATTCTGGTTGACGAAACGATGTATGTACATGGGATTGTGCTGCTAAGTTATAGATTTCAATACGATCATACTGCACAATACATTGTAAAACCTCACGAATAGATGTCGTGTCACACATGTCTGCTTCGTGGAGTTCAAGGTTTTGATTAGTAAGTAAATGACGAATACGATCGTAATTCGGTGAAGATGATCGCCGTGCCATTCCTATCACATGATATTGTTTTTCTAATAAAAGTTCAGCTAAATACGAGCCGTCTTGGCCGGTAATTCCAGTGATAATTGCAACTTTTTTCATTGTTTAGTTAACTTATTTCATCCTTAAGTTATAGTTCAGGGATATCGAAACGAAGTAAAGTACTTTTTTGACTTATTACCGATGAGTGGAGCGGATCTAGGAATGTTAAGAATATGCGATATAAGTTCTGCACTTGTTTGATCGTGTCGATGTCCTTTACATCGTATATCTTGACTTTCAGTTTGATCTTTATTGTCCCATTTTCCAATAAAAATTCCATCATCACACGCCTTCTTCCACAAATTTATAAATGATAACGCATTTGTGTTTCTAAAGTCAAATATCATTAGACACGCATATATTGCTTCTATTTTCATGGCGTCATCTCGAAGAATACCAAAATAATTCAGAGCACGATCGTTTGCGAATATACCACTTCCATGTTCATCTCCTTGTAGATATACACCCTTTCTTACCGTCTCTTCAAATACTTCATCTAATGGTTTTTGAAGACGATTGATACAGTCCGACCAAACAACCACAGAAAACCCTAATTTTCGGACCTTCTCTACACAATAGACTTTGAAGGCATATGGATTCACTGAATGATCAGGACTTCCTATCTCCGCAAAATCGTGGAAACAAAAGACGCTTGCGTCAGGATAAATGTTCAGAATGGACTTCTCGAAATCTCTTTCAAATCCAAGATAACGGCCGTTAGAAAAGGTTACGAATGCTATAGTTTTGTTAACAGGAACAAACTTACCATTTAAAAACCGGACATTCATTATGTATAATTGTAAGAACAATGGTAAATGTATTTTCTTTTTGTATCTACGGGCCAAACAACCCGCGTTATTATCCAGGAATGATTGAAAACATACAGATTGTTCATCAAGAATTCCCCGATTGGAAAGTTTATGTATACATTTCGCCGGATATAACACCTGAAATGAAACAGACTCTCCAACAGTTTTCAAATGTTGTTCTTCGTGAAACAGGTGTCAACGGACCTATCAATATGATTCACCGGTTTTATGCCATTGATGAAGCCGATGTAGATGTTATGTTCGTAAGAGATGCTGATAGTCGTGTTTTCTGGAAAGATAGGTGGGCTATTCGTGATTTTATGGCCCATTCTGAATATGATGCACATGTCATTCGTGATAATAGAATGCATACATCCTTTATGATGGGAGGGTTATGGGGGATTCGCAAATCATCTGGTATTCGTATTCAAGAAGAATATGCGAAATTTCAATCAAAAGATTACGGTTTTGGACACGATCAGAATTTTCTATGCGACTGTATTTATCCCAAAATAAAATCTAAGCTTCTTGTTCATTACAGCAACGATCGTAAGTTTGAGGGTGAACACGCGATTCAATTTCCATTTCAGTGGTCGGTGAGGGCGTTTTGTGGTATGGTTGTTATGGATCAACGATTGATGCCCGATGATTTTGTTGAAAAAGAAAAACCAACTTTATTACCGTTTATTAAATTTAGATAACTAAATATCTTATAAACAAAGATGGATATTAGCATCTTAATTCCTACAATGAAACCTAGAGAACGGTTATTTAAACAAGTCCTTGCGGAAGTACAAAAACAGATTCGCGAGTGTCCTGAAATCAAAGTAGAAGTCCTTTGGGAATCTGATAATGGAGAACTTACTTTAGGTCAAAAGAGAAATGTCTTGATGGATCGCTGTAATGGTAAATATCACTGTTTTGTAGATGATGACGATGTGCTTGCTCCTTATTTTTTAAGATCGTTTGTCCCTATGATTCAAAGTGGAATTGATTACGACTGTGCTTCATTTGTAGGTGCTCACTATATGAAGGGAAAGTTCAATAAATTATTCCATCATTCTATGGATTACATCGAATGGGCAGAAACTGCTGAACGATTCATTCGTACAATATCGCCTATGAACCTTATTAAAACTTCAATTGTTCGTCAACTACGATATAAAGATATTCGCAACACAGAAGACCACGAATTTTCAAAACGATTGATGGCATCTCGATTATTGAAAACCGAATTCAAGATTGATCCAAATCGTCCTATTTATCACTATATTGATGGAGTAAAAGCAGACCGTGAAGAATGGTTATATCGATGGAAAGGAGATTACATTGAGTTGTATAAACCTTTTCCTATTATCTATTCGTTTACGCCGAATGTATCTTCTATTTCTGGAAATGTTTCCCTTCCCTTTCTTCATTTTTCTCAACGATAGATACAAATGGAAGAAACACAGACAGGATCAGGACACGGAAAAGCAGTAGGTTCTCGTGCTCAAGTTATGCACGGAACAGCACATCACACCAGTGGAGGTCTTACCAAGAAGGACTTAAAATACAACAAGAACGGTCGTATTGTTTCTCGTAAGAAATCGATGAAAGCCAAGAAAGAGAAGCGTCTTGAAAAGGCAGGATACAAGACACGCAAAGGGAAGTTCGGAGTTGTCAAACCCAAGAAAGGTGGTGCTGAAAGTGAAAGCGATGAAGAGTAAATATCACAAAAGTATAAATGATTGAATGGGTCTCTTTATTGACGGCTACTGCGTGGGTGGATTTCGTAGTTATCGTGTTGTCTAAGATTTTTCCTTTGACGAAAACACTTGGAGAATGGTATCGTGATTTCGGAGTTGTTGCGGTAGGTTCTGATGTCTTGATTATCGTACTAGGGATTGCCCTAGCAAAATTGATTTATCCCGATGCAAGTGGATTTACATTGGTCGGTATAGCAGTTGTTATTCAGGTTCTTCACGATATTCTCTTTTACATCGGAATTATTCGTGGTGTTCCAGAGGGTCAAAATAAGATCATTGATTTGTTCAAGAAATACTCAGGAGAAGGAGGATGGAAGATTATTCTTGCCGATTCGGCAATGGTAGCATCGGCTGTGTTGCTGATGGAATATTTGGATAACAATTATTCCGATGATATGATTGGCTTCCTAGGAATTCTTGCCGTTTACTCGCTACTCTTCATAATTTATACAAAGTGATAAAATGTCTTTGGGAGTTGCAATTCCTACTTATGTAAAACATCTTCCCTTACTAGAATTTCTTTTAGACAACATTACGACTTCAACTGTAAAACCTGATAGAATTTCTGTCAGTTGTTCTTCCTTTCATGAAGAGAAGAATGATGAATTTGAAGTCAATTCCGTTCCTGTTGTTGTTCAATATACAATGGATGAACTGAATCCATCTCAGAATCGAAACAGAGCTGCTTCACGATTGAATACAGATCTGATTAGCTTTATAGATGGGGATGACCTAATACATCCAAAACGAATTGAATATGTAAAATCTGTATTTTCAGATCATCCTGAAGTAGAAGCCATTTATCACAGTTATGAACCTAAGAAACTTTCAGAGAAAAATGATCCATTTCAAGAGATCGAGAATCCCTGTCTTCTCTTGAATGAAACAACAACTGATCCAATACATTTAGGAATTTATGTACTGGGAAATCATATTCAACACGCCCACGTAACTCTGCGAAAATCAGTATTTGATAGATTTCAATTTGATGAGAACCCTTCCTGTAAATTTTTAGAAGATTCACTCTATGCTAGACAACTTGTTTTAAATGGCGTCAATGTTGCTTATTTATCCAATCCTTTATCTCGCTATGTCCGGTAATGCTTTCTCTATGAGTAGACAATGGGAGGTGGTCTCTTTGGAACTCCGTTATACTTGAACCCGAAATGTTTGGTGTTTTCTGCGTTTGTGCTCGCAGTGTATTGGTTGCCTCATCCTGTAGCTCTCGCACATCGCATTGTTATGGCTTTTTTGTTAGCCACAGTAGCGTATATTCTGATGGCCTGGTATGATGTGATCTACGACTGCAATGATCGATTTAAACCTACATTGTTAGGTTGGATGTCGGGATGGTTCAAACCTCCTGGCTACTTTCAAGAATACGAAGAGTTGCCTCTAAAGTATCAGAAAATCATTCGAACCTTTGATATCGCAGTGTTAGGAATATTAGTGGTGTTGTTTGTCTATCCCTTCGTTGTGAAATCAAAGTAACTTGTAAGAAAGAAGAACACTGTTATACATCACAAACCACAAACCAATTATAAGAATCCCAATATCTTTTGTTTGATATCCGTATATCAACAACAGAAGATTGGCGAGAAGCGACAATACCATTGTGTATTCGTGATGATCACGAAGCAATCCTGTTTCAAGAGTTCTGTAGAGCTGAGGAAAGGTTGCTAAGATGGAAAGAATCGCTGCGATCAACGAAAGTTTCATTTACAAATGCGTAAAGATACTTTCACGACTCGCCGAGGGTAGATACAAATGAGCGACGACCTAGTAGTGGCAAAGACAGTTCAAACTGCCCCTATACGAACTCTTGCTGAGGGATTGAAATCTATGTTGGTGGAGATGTCTCTGGTGTTTGATAAGGATGGTATTCGTATGATTGCGATGGATAACACTCGTACTGTATTGACCCATATGAGGTTGTATGCGAACAAGTTTGAGCATTATGAATACAATCACGATAGCGCCAAATTAGATGTGGGATTGAATACCGAACACTTCTATCGTATCGTGAAGACAGTGACCAATGAAGATACCATAACTTTTTCTGTCTCCAAATCCGATTCCAATCATTTGACGATTACCCTGGAGAATGGAGAGAAGAAGCGCAGAATTCGTTACAAGTTGAACTTACTGGATCGTGATGATTCGGATATTGCGATGCCTGAAACAGAATTCGCAAGTCGTATCACAATGCCTTCGTTGGATTTCCAGAAGATCTGCCGAGATATGGCTTCATTGTGTGCGAAGACCATCGATATCAAGAATGTGGGTTCTACATTGACCTTTTCCTGCAAAGGACCGTTCTCCTCTCAAACGGTGACGATGGGAGATTCAACTTCTGAGTTGAGCATTGCAAAGAAAGAGAGTGAAGAGATTATTTCGGGGACTTACAGTCTTCCTCACTTGGTCTTATTCACCAAGTGCTCCAACCTTTCCAACAATCTTGAAATCCATATGAAGAATGACTGGTTTATTATGATCCGTTATGTGATCGCCAACTTAGGGGATATTAAGTTATGCTTAATGCCTTGTAGTAACGCTTAAAGACAAGATACAGAATACCCACAAATGAACTCGTGGGGTTATCATCTTTTGTTAAATGCACGCAACTGTAATC